CTTGATACTGGAACCTACTTCTTACACCAAAATTTTCTGAACGACCTATGTATGGCATATATCTCTCCTATGTGGCGTGTACAAGTTGTGCGAAAAAAAATGATTTTGGAGCAGTCGAATCATGAAGTGTTGAAGCTTCATCAGTTTTAAAATATATCTCTATATAATCACTACTTCCATTCATTTCTATAAGCCCTGTTGGTAAAGGATAACTACCATTACTAATTGTATCTGATTGATAATTAAACTGACCCCTTAACATATCTGTTCCATCATTCGTGTCAAAGCCATTTTTGCTAATAGCAAGTGATACATAGGTAACAATACTGGAAAGATTTGCACGAAGAGTACCACCAACCAAATAATATCCTGCAACAGTGGGTGTATACCTATGATTAGATGTACTCCAACCACTAAGAGAATCTATTTCAACAGTTTCCCATTCTACTTTTGTATCAGTTCCACCACTGACAGATTGATCTGTATTTGTTGCAGAAACTTGTAGAATAGGTAATTTAGGCAAGACCAAACCACTACTGTTGATCGTAATAGCACTTGTACCACCAGAATGTTTTATTGCATCTACATGAAGTTCACTTGCCATTACTGTGCTACCTCCATGAGAGTCATTGAAGAACCTGCATCATCATTATTTATAGAAGCAGTACAAGCTGAATTTCGTGATCTAATGTACACAGTATATGTTGTTGCACTCGTTGTATTTGGACTGTCCAAAACTTTTAAAATTGTACCAGATGCTACATTATCTGTATTTCCAGTTCCTGCTAATTCTCTTGTTCCGTGATCTAGAGCCTTACCAATAGCTGTGCTACCCCTATGTATTTTTGCTTCAATATGTGAACCATTTCCTGTTCCTGTTGATTGTTTCAACTGACATTGACAAATAACAAGAATTTTACTGGCTGCAAATTTTGGTGTAATTGTTGCTGTTACACTTGTTGAAGTAAAGGATGTTGATGTGGTGCTACTGCCTGTGTCATTTTCAGCATTTATTACTTGAATAATAGAACCACTAGGCATCTCTATAGTATTTGCCGTTGTCTTGCCCTCAATCTTATCTACTAATAATCTACTGGTCATACTATTGTATACACTCCGTTAACTGTGATTGTTGCATTTGTAACTGTTATAGGTCCTGCTGACAATCCGTTTGTACCACTGGGTATTGTTATATCTGCCGTGATACTGTTGCCGTTGGTTCGTATTATACTGTCGTTTCCAAGAAAAGGATAGCGTGTATCTGATTCTGCTTTTGTGTAGCTGTTGGCTATGCTGAAAGCGTCATACACTATAATCTCTACCACATCATTTAATGATGCCCCTGTTACTAACACCACCGTTGTGCCAGAGGTAGAGGTGTAGTCTGTGGCAGGTTTAAGTAAAACACCATTCTGATAGACATCTACATATTCACCATCGCTGTAGCTCAATACGTTTGCATTGGCATCTGAACCACTAAAAGATGTCTGTCCTGCTGTAGCTTGGTATATGAAGCGTGTTCTAACCCCTTGATTTGGTGCTTTTCCTATGTATGGCATTTATGATCCTGCCTTTGCTATATGGTCAGCATATGCTTTCTTCACTTCATCTGTATGAAACTGTGCCACCATTGCTTTTACGTCAGCACTTTCATTTGTGCTATCGCTGTCTGGTGCTACAACATGGCGATGAAAAGTTCGTGATATTTCTACACCGTCTTCCTTAATCACCGTTGCTGTTCTTACTTGTATGTGTTTGAAATCACCAACTACTTCAAATTTATCTTGTATTTCTTCTTTTGTTATTGCCATTTTATCTTCCTTTATGCAACACGATATGTTATATTCCAAAGCTGACTGAGATTATTACCCAATGTGCTACCAGTCACTTGTGAAACTCCATTACCACCTTGCTCGTAATACCAAATATTTGTATCGTCTGGAAATAAAATTGGTTGTGGACGAGTCACACTGCCGTTACTAGCATTATTATACCCACTTGCAACAATGTAATGATTAGCCGCTGAAGTGAATGGTAACGGTCCTATTTTTAAAACGCTAGATGCCATAGTTCCACCATTACAAGCCAAATAAAAACAAGCGTAACAGATATCCCCAATCTTACTATAATTACCGTGTTGCACACTGTAGGACATACTACTGCCTCCTGATGTTACAGTTGGTGTCCAAGTTCCCTCTTCATAGTCATCAAGAGTATTTCCATCTGTATTAGATGTAACACCTAACACAACCCCTTTATTTGCTGTACCAAACAGTAAATCGCCAGACGCTACAGTAACGTCTGTGCTAGACAGCGTTAGTCCATTTGCTCCACTACCTGTAACTTTAGTTAATGCCACTTCTTACTCCTAGCTTGGTTTAGTTGGAAACTTTACACTACTCATGTCTAATCTACCCTCACTGTCTAGCTTTGGATCAGAGTTTGCAGGTAAATCTCTAAGCTCTTGTCTATAGGTTTTCATAGCACTTGACATGGTGACATCTGAGTTACCCATCCAATCTGTTTCTGCCAGTAACCTGTCTCGTTCTACACGAAGCAATCGCATTGGCTCACGGCTTTGCAGTAATGTCTTTTCTCCTGCTACCTGTGCGTATGTTACACCCCAGTCCTTTGGGTCTGCACTCTCTATAGCTGAACCATTTTCATCTGCTCCAGTAACCTTACGAAACATTTCGTTGAACTCTTTTTCATTTGTAGGCTCTCCTCTAAGAACCCACTCTGTAACTCCTAAACTCGATAATGCGTTTGCTATTGTTGTCATCCTGCTATCTCCATTGCGGTTATTGTTGACCTTGTTGTGTTGTTAGAACTGCCGTAATTGTTGAACCACATAACTCCAGAGTTATTTGCATTCCACATAAGTTTGTACGTTGTTGCACTTGTGGTAGAGGGAGAATCCAAATAACTAAAACTTATATCAGTATTATAAGCTATATCGTTTTGTAGATAAGCAGCTAATGCAGTAATATAAGCTAAAAAAGAAGAACCTTTAAACAATTCAAATTTGGCATATTTAGTTGCACCATTTGAGTATATAGCCGCAACATTACCTGTAATTAAAATTTTACTGGTTGAAAACTTTGGTGTAATCGTTACCTCTAAACCTGTTGTTACCATGCTTGAACTTGAGGTAGTTGTGTTTGCTGTCACATGAGTTTGAACGACTTGCATAAGACTTCCTGTTGGCATAGCCACCGTACCTGCTGTAGTCTTGCCCTGTATTGTGTCTACTGATAGTGTACTCATTGGGCAATCTCCATAGCTATTATGGTGCTTGTAAAATTATTGCCTTGTTGGCAAAAAACATTTCTCCCATCATAAAATGATGCACATTGGGTTTTATATGTAGTTGCACTTGTTGTTGAAGGTGAATCTAAAAAAGTTATCTCTAATTGTCCATAACCACCGCCATCACTATAAAGCAAATCATGGTGTCCTGTAGATGGACTTGGTTTATAAATAATTGTTGACCCCCTAAGTAATGCTAATGAACATCCACTTCCATTATCTGTTTCTAATCGCACACCTTTTTGATTTGCCATGATTAGTATCTTTGATGTAGTCAACTGAGGTGTAATTGTTACAGAAAGTCCAGTATCAGCATAAGCGTTAGAGCTATGTGCAGTTTGCGTTGAAGCCGTCCCTTGAACTACCTGCACCACATACCTATTCGTGCCATCTGCTGTCTGTCCTCGTATATTGTCTACTCTTAATGTACTCATCCTATAAAATATCCACTAAATCTGTTATAATCTCCACCACCACCAGTATCTACATAGATATAACCATTACTTACATTAAGAGTTACATAATCAGTCGCAGATAAATCCATCATAGAATGAAACGAAGCATGAACATGATTATTTGCACTTACCATAGTATATAGTCTTGAAGTATCAGAACCAGTTGTTCCATTTTTTAACAGTTGAGCTTGAAAGTTAGTTCCATTCCCTAGTTGCGTTCCATTTGTAGCTCCTGCAACAAAACAATGAAAATCAAACCTATAAAGTCCTGCTATAGGTGCTGTAAATCTTCCATTTGAGCTATCGTAATGACTTCCTTTATTAATATGAATCTTGTCAAATACTATCGAACCTTGTACCCCATTATTACCACCTGAATTAGTAAGAGCCACTTCAAAAGCTATCTGTTGAGGAACTGTTACCCTACCACTACTATCAATAGTCTGAGCCGTAGTGCCATTTGTGTGCTTTATATTCTGTACTAGAAGGTTGCTCATATGATTGCTAGATTACCTCCAGAGTTTACTGTGATGGTTATGCCAGAAGATACTGTCAAAGGTCCTGTGGCTGTTGCATTCTCTGTAGCTTCTATCGTTGTGTTCACATCTACAGTTTGTGAATTGACTCTAAACATACCACCATTCTTGAAGTTGCCTTTGTTCTGCACAGGTATTGTTGTGCTTACATCTGTAGCACCAAGATAAATAACAAAGATATTACCTGTGCCAGTTGACGGAGCCTCTGTAAACGTAAGGTCAGTGCCATTAGGGACTGTAAATGCGTCTACACTCTCCTGTATTACACCGTCAACGCTGACTACGATGTCTT